GACAATGCTGGCATAACAAGACATACAATACGTGATGAGACTTATAGCGCAACAATTAAGCCTGAAGTTTCAGCTGTTATTACTTTACCAGGTCGCTATATCGATACCAAAGGTTTCTTAAGTTGGAATATGCGACTTCAAGATAATGATTTTTATCAAGAATATTCTTATTTGATAAGAGTAACAGAGATTGTTGACAAATATAGAGATGTTGTAAAGAGAGTATTACATCCTGCCGGTTCTAAGATGTTTGGTTCTTATGTATTTACTGCATCTAATATGAAACATATTGATCATTCAATAATAGGTATAGAATCTACTAAAAAACCTGTAACACTTGATGTAAGCAAAGCGGCCGTTAATACTTCTGTGAATTTTTCTGTGGCCGGGCAAGATAATTCACCTACTGGAATTGCATTTAGTCCATCAGGTAAAAAGATGTATATTATTGGGCAAAGCGGCGATAAGGTATATCAATATAATTTGACAACCCCATTTAATACATCAACGGCTTCATATTCATCAAAAAGTATCTCAATAGCTAATACAACAACATCTGGTCCAGGTGATTTAACATCAACGGATGTTAAATTTCATCCTGAAGGTACACAGATGTACATAGTTGGTACAGGTAAAGATACAATATATCAATATTCGCTTTCGACTGCTTGGGATATATCTACCACCATTTATTCAAAGAGTAAAAGTGTTTCTGCACAAGATACAAATCCTCAATCTATTTCTTTTAATGATGATGGAACAAAAGCATATGTTCTAGGTTCTACAAATGATCGTATATTCCAATATACACTATCAACTGCATGGGATATATCTACGGCAACATATGCATCAAAATTCTTGTCTGTTGCAACTGAAGAATCAGCTCCTCTAGGTATGGCATTTAGTTTTGATGGTACCAAAGTGTTGGTTGTGGGTTCGACTAATGATAGGGTATATCAATATAATTTGACAACCGCTTGGGATATTTCAACTGCTTCTTATTCAGGTAAGAGTTTGAGTGTATCTACACAAGAAAGTGTGCCACATGGTATAGCACTTAGCTTGGATGATAGCAAGTTATTTGTTGTTGGAACCAGCACAGATACGGTTTATACCTATCTAAGGTCATCCTAAGTCTAATAAATAATTTGTCTATGGTGAGGACCTCATGACTAATCTAATAACCCCTTCATTTCGTATAAACACGTCCGAGCAATTTAAGGAAGCTTTTTCTGAAGCTAGCCCTACTCGGATGTATATGTTTGTGGGTAGAATAACTCCATATTCAAATGATCAAGTTGCTACAGCAACATCAAATACACTTACGGCCACAACTTTTGATGTATATAAAGATATGGTCGCATTAAAACGTATAAACACAACTGATATCATATCCATTGCTCCCAGATATAACTGGACAACTGGCACAGTTTATATCCAATATGACGATTCAACAACTAATTTGTTTGATAAACAATTTTATGTTCTTACATCAGATAATAATGTATACAAATGCATTGATAATAATCGAGGTGCCGCATCTACTGTCGAGCCGACAGGCACAAGTACATCAATTATAACAACCTCTGACGGATATCGTTGGAAATTTCTGTATACAGTAACTACAGCTGATGCACAAAAATTTCTTACAACTTCTTATATTCCAGTAAGAGAAGTTACAGCAAATAATGGTAGCGCACAATGGTCTGTGCAGCAAGCCGCGGCCAATGGTTCTATTGAACATATTGTAATTACATCAAATGGTGCTGGTTATATCAGTACATCAAATTCATTTTTATCCATCACCAGCTCTAGCATAGTTCAATTATCAAATAATGCACTTCAGGTTGATGGTGCATATGTTGGTTCATCAATATACATTTCATCAGGTTTAGGTTCTGGTCAGCTACGTCGTATTATACGGTATTCTGGTACCGGTCGCACGGTCACTGTCAATTCTGCATTTTCTGTGACACCAAATACTACATCAAGGTATGTAATTGCTCCTGCGGTAATAATTAGCGGAGAAGGTGGAAGTCACACTGCTGTTCGAACAACAGCTTATGTTTCAAATTCTGTTGGCGGACAAATTAGAAAGATAACAATTTTAACTAACGGTAGAAATTATGGTTATGCTAATGTTAGTATAATTGCAAATTCTACATACGGTTCTGGAGCTACAGCCAGACCTGTAATATCTCCGCGCAATGGTCACGGTTCAAAAGCTAGAGATGAACTTAATGCCAAAGATGTCATGATGTCAATTTCTGTATCAGGTGGAGAATCAAATACATTTCCAACCAATAATGATTTCAGAACCATTGGTGTGATACGCGATCCACTACTTAGATCTGGTTCTGCTGCCAATTCCGCTGTTATCGATCAATGTCATAGAATAGTTGTTCAAAATGTTACAGGTGACTATACGGCCGATGAAGTGGTAACTGGTGGTGTTAGTGGTGCAAAGGGTAGAGTTGTTTATTTTGCAAATACAAATAGTGCAAGAACAAAAGGTATTCTTCGAGTAATTCGAGTTACTACAGATGGTATCGGTAGAGGGTTTTCTCAAACTGAAACATTGACAGCGGCATCTTCTGGTGTTACAGCTTCGGTTATCAATATAGTCAAGCCTGCCATCAGAGAATACACGGGTGATGTCTTATACATAGAAAACAATTTACCTGTATCAAGAAGAACCGATCAGGTTGAAGAATTTCGCTTCGTCGTGACGTTCTAAGGATAGGAAATACAGATGGCGTCTATTGCTAATACCGTCACGATTTCGACAAACCTTAATGTCGATCCGTATTATGATGATTTTGATGAATCAAAGAATTTTCATAGAATATTGTTTCGTCCTGGTCTAGCTGTTCAGGCGCGTGAACTTACTCAGGTTCAATCTATCTTACAAAATCAGATTGATAGATTTGCTGAACATATTTTTAAAGAAGGTAGCGTCATTCGTGGTTGCCATACTTTGCTTGATAAAGGTGTATTGTTTATTAAACTAAGAGATAGAGCATCAAATGGAACCACCGCGGTTAATGTATATTCATTTTTAAATAAAACCATTGTAGGCGGAACTTCAGGCGTATCTGCTAGCGTTATTAAAGTTAATGACGGATCAGAAGCAAATACTCCAAATTATAAAACACTTTTTGTTAAATTGACGGGAGCGAACGGCTCCATTCGTATGTTTTCAAATGGTGAAATTATTAATTCAACAAGTGGTGGATTTACTGCTAATTTAATTAGTTCTGCTGCCATAGGATTCTCAGCCTTGATGAAAATATCATCAGGTGTAATCTTTGCAAAAGACCATTTTATTCGTACAGATGAAGACCTTTTAGTTTTATCAAAATATTCATCTAATACATCTGCGAGAATTGGTTTTAATGTAATAGAATCTATTGTTAAAGAATCTGATGATTCTACATTGTTGGACCCTGCATCAGGTTCATATAACTATGCTGCACCAGGCGCGGCAAGATTAAAATTATCTGCTAGATTTGTTACAACTGGTTTGAATGAAACTGCAAGTAATAATTTTATAGAACTTGTTCAGTTAAAAGATGGATTGATACAATCAAAATCAGATTCAACTCAATATGGCCAATTGCGTGATTATTTTGCAAAACGCACTTATGATGAATCGGGTAATTACGTAGTAAAGGGCCTAAATCCTAGACTCCGCGAACATTTACTAAGTGCGAATAATCAAGGGGTATACACTTCTGGTGAAGGTGGAGATTCAGCAAAACTTGTCGTAGAACTTACTCCAGGTAAAGCTTATGTTCAAGGTTATGATATTGAAACTTTACAGAGTGCTAGAGTAGCGATTGATAAAGCAAATGATTATGCTTCAGTATCATCGGCTTCTGCGATTATCGATTATGGTAATTATGTCATAGTTGACAATATTGTTGGTGGTTGGGGTGTAAATTCGCAAGCTTTAGTAAGTCTGCGGGCCCAGCAAGCTAATGCTGTATCCACATTATCATATTCAACAACATCATTACCGTCAACACAAATTGGTACAGCTAGGGTTCGTTCTTTAGAACATTATAGTGGTACTCCGGGATTACCTTCAGCTCAGTATAAGCTATATCTGACTGATATTAACATGAATTCCGGATTTAGCTTCACAAATGTTCAATCCATAGGATATGATGGTGGTGCAGGCACTGCACTTGGTAAGGCTGATATACTTGGATCTGATGGCACTAATACAAATACCTCAGAATCTACATTTGATAGGGCCGTTTTTAGATTACCCGCAAAATATATTAGACGTCTGAGAAGTACTTCAGGTACAGTGGTATCTGATTTTAGATTTAAGAAATCATTTGATATTACTTTTGGTACCGCAGGTACTGCAACCGTTACAACAGGTTCAGCTAGCGAAACATTTTCAGGATCAGGTGCATTATCTGCATCTCTTGGAAGAGCAAATTATTATGTGGTT